GCCCATGGCGATCACAGAATCGGTGGAAACGTGAAATTTGTTGTGTTGTGTATTTTGTTTTCATGGGTGAATTATAGCACGAATTTTTCAAAACACCGCGTTGTTTTTTAATCACACACAAAAAATATGTTATTAAAAAAAGCTTGACACGCCCCAATTTTATGTGATAAAATTGGCGCAAACTTGAATACCTGAGTATTCAAATTTACTTGGAAACAAAAGTATTCAAAATGAAACAATGTCTACATCGTAATAAGCCTTAAAATATTTTCGCCATTGTGTAAAGCCTGTTTTTGTATCATGCCCCAAATCTTTGTCTTGCTCCATTTGCCACGCATGAACAAACTCATGCGCTAGGGTAGAGAAAAGATCAAGATCGGTTTTCACCTCAGAAGTGGCAATGCGAATTTTATGCAAATATTTTTTGCCTTCTTTTTCGCCCTCATACATTCCCATGCAAGAGTCGCCATCAAAGCGTAATACCTTTGTTTTAGCAAAGTTAATACGATTTTTTAGTTTAAATTCATTTTGCAAAATCAAAATAAACAAACGCATTGTATCAGATTTAATCACGGTCTTTTCTCCTATGCCCTATTATAGCAGGGGCAAAAGCCCCTACAAGTTATCAGGTCTTTTCTGCCTTGATAAAATCAGCAATCTTAGCCAATGCCGTTTTGTTGGCTTTGGTAAGCGATTCTGTATCGGCTTCGGTCAAGCCCAACATCTCGCCGATAAAATCAGCGTGAACGTCTTTTTTAACAGGTGTCTCGCCCGATTTTGTTTTGTAAGCCTTAGCCTGATAAACCTTTTCACGGCTCAATTTTGCAACAACTGAACGAACAGTTTTGCCCAATGTTTCCGCAAGGGTCTCAACGCTAGTGCCTGATTGGTAATCAGCGATCATCTGAGCAGTTTGCTCAGGCGTATAGTTCACAGTCTTGGTAGTCATCCTATTTTCTCCTTTAAGGTTTCATCACAAAAACAAAGTATAACACAAAAGGCAGGGCAATGCAAGCGGCAAAACCCAGCGCATCAAAAAATTCTTTTTTACTCATACCACACATCTCCTTTAATCTGTCCATCAATTATAACATAGTATGCAGTGCAATAACCAATGCGTGCAGAAAAATTATTGTTACCATGCTCACAGATTCCCCATGCTTTGGGGTCATGTGCCATGATTGCTAATGTTGCTTGCTGTTTCGTTGTCATGTATTCTATTATACACGAATAACCAAGAAAAGATCAAGTGTGTGTAAATACAACATAGGGATAAACCCCTATTGACTAGGGGCGGTTATTAGACTATAATTCCCCCTACGCCTAAGGGCCCCCCGACACGGCCATTATAAGGAAAATTTCCAAACAGCCTAAGGTGCCAAAATTCATGCTTGCCAAAACTACCCTAAACTGGTATAATCAACACAAAAGGATCAACCTATGACTACTCACCTACCTGCCGAAACCGTACGCATATCACCCGAAGCACTAGAAGTTGCCAACTGTTACTTGCAACTTAATGATGCCCGTGCTGTTGCCCAAGAACTGGACCTTGACCCTGAGGTGGTAACTAGTTTACTAGCCAAGCGCGAAGTTAAAAGTTATATTGATTCAGTATTTTTCGATTCAGGCTACAACAACCGATTTTTAATGCGACGTGCTATGGATGCACTAATCAAACAAAAGTTTTCGGAGCTTGAGGAGTCGCAAACTGGATCAACCAAGGACATTGCGGAGTTGCTACAAATGTCCCATAAAATGTCAATGGACTTGCTAGACCGCGAGATTCAATTGGAAAAAGCCCGTACATCTTCCGGCCCGCAAAAGCAAGTCAACGTACAAATCAACGAAGGCTTGGACAACTCAAAGTATTCGCAATTGGTACAAAAATTAATTACAGGAGAAGGTGTTTAATGTTAGAATGTCTTGTTTTAGGTGACTCAATTGCCACAGGCATTGCCCAGCATCGACCCGAGTGCGTACAATATGCCAAAGTTGGTATTAACAGTGCCAAGTGGAATCGCAGTTATTTAACCAATAGTTTAACTGCCCGAACTGTAGTAATCAGTTTGGGTGCTAATGACCATAGCGCTGTTAACACCAAAGCAGAACTACAACGCATACGTGAAAAAGTTGGCGGCAATACTAGAGTATTTTGGATTGATCCTGGTCAAGATCGTAAACCCGTTCAGCATGCTGCAATTACTGCGATTGCCCAAGAGTATGGTGACGTGGTGTTGCCCAGACCCAAAGATAAAATGAGTCAAGATCGTGTGCACCCAACCCCACAAGGCTATCGCGAATTAGCAAGGATTACACAATAATGTTAGTAGTTTCACGCCCCGACGTCAACTGCGACGCAATCACCGAATTTGATCCTCAGCGTAGATTTATCAAGCTGCCGATCACCAACTACTTAAAATTACTGAACATTTGGGAAACAATCAACCGACCCCAAATCGCACTAATCAACGCTGTTAACGATCCTAAATACCGCTTTATTTGTGCTGCCTTAGCACGCAGGCTTGGAAAAACTTATATTGCCAATATTATTGGTCAATTAGTAACACTTGTCCCAGGATCAAATGTATTGATCATTTCGCCAAACTATAACTTAAGCTCCATATCATTTGAACTACAACGTAAACTAATCAAGCACTTTGATTTAGAAGTTGCACGTGATAACTTAAAAGACAAGATTATTGAATTATCAAATGGGTCAACCATTCGCATGGGCTCGCTCAGCACAGTTGATTCAACTGTGGGTAGGTCATACGATCTAATCATCTTTGACGAGGCTGCACTAGGCGAAGGTGGCGAAGCTGCGTTTAACGTTGCACTACGTCCTACTCTAGACAAACCCAACGCCAAAGCCATTTTTATTTCAACTCCTCGTGGTCGCAATAATTGGTTCTCCCAGTTCTGGAATCGTGGTTTTGATTCAAACTTTCCGGAATGGATTTCACTACAAGCTGATTATTCGGAAAACACTCGCATGGCTGAATCGGATGTGGCTGAAGCTCGCCGATCAATGTCAAAAGCTGAATTTGAACAAGAATATCTTGCTAGTTTTACTGTGTTTGAAGGCCAGATTTATGCCTTATCGGAAACGGACATTAGTGAACCGCCTGATGATTTGCGAGGTGAGGCATTTGCTGGCTGCGACCCTGGTTACCGAGATGCTACTGCGTATTGCGCTATTGTATACGATTGGAATCGCGATCAATTTTGGATTGTTGATGAATACTTAAAATCAGAACAAACCACCGAGCAACATGCTCAGGCGTTTACGGAAATGAATAATCGTCACGGTGTTGAAGTTACTTTTATTGACTCGGCCGCAGCACAGTTTGCTTCAGACCTTGCCTACTTATACAACATTTCAACTACCAAAGCCAAAAAAGATGTGTTACCAGGCATTGCTTATGTACAGACCTTATTACAGCAGGGTCGCTTAAAGGTTGCTCCACATTGTACACATACACGGGCTATGTTTGACCAGTATCGCTGGGATCAACGTGAGGGGCTGCAACGTGAGCGCCCCATGCATGATGGTTATAGTCACATGGCTGATGCAGTCCGCTATGCGCTTTACACCTATACGGTATAATGCCACAAAAAATTTATGCATTGACATTTTGTTGCTGTAATGCTATAATACTAGGTAATTGTGGAGTAGTTTATTCCACTTGGAGAAAAAACAATGGATAAAACAGACTACGAAGCAATGCTAAAAGCAGCATTTGCCAGTGAGTTCAGTTTCTTTTTAAAAGCAGCTGGTTTTCACTGGAATGTTGAAGGCGTTAACTTCCCACAATATCATGAACTGTTTGGTAACATTTATGCTGAAGTGTACGGCTCAATTGATCAGTTTGCTGAAGAATTGCGTGCACTACGTGTTTATGCACCTGCTAGTTTTGAAATGTTTGATGAAATTTCAGCAGTTGAGTGTCAAGACAATGTACCCTCAGCCATGCAAATGGCTCAAGAACTTTTAGCTGATTCAGATCTAATGGCTGAAATTTTCCGCGCATGTTATACTGCAGCCGAATCTCAAGGTGACTTTGGTTTAGCTAACTTTTTAGCGGATCGTCAAGACGCTCACCGCAAACATTCATGGATGTTACGCTCTACCTTAAAATAATATGGCGGCTAACACAAACAAACGAATCCCTGTAAAGTGGGTTCGTGACCGGGCTAAAGCAGCCTACGAAAAACAAGATCGGTGCCATATCTGCGGTTCATCCTCAGAACTGGAACTGCATCACTTACACTCAGTTACAATACTCCTAGATAAATGGGCTGAAACTCGTGGATATGACATTTCAACAGATGCTGGTATTTTAGCTGTCAGAGATGAGTTTATTGATGAGCATCGCGTAGAGTTATATGATCAAGTTTACACCCTTTGTAATCGTCATCACGTAGCGCTTCATGGTGTTTATGGTAAGGCTCCTCGCCCTGGTTCAGAGCCCAAACAGGCTCATTGGATTGAGACACAGCGCGCAAAACATACCGGTGAAACTGCTGAAACAGTTAACATTCCTAAAAAGAGCTTTGGTAGTTTTTTCTCAGAGTTCGTTTAAGGGAAAACTATGTCAAGATTTACAGATTGGGTTGTTGAAAAATTTAACCCAGCTCAAACCCGTATTGCGCAAGCAGCGGGTACCCAAATTGGTTCAGAAAGCAAGATAACATATCAACAAGCTTTCCAGAAACTAGAGTCAGTTAATCGTTCAGTTAGTATGCTTGTTAATGCAGCTAGCTCACTAGATTACGACGTAAAAGATAAGATTTCAGAAGGCGTTATTACCGGAATTCGTCAAAAGTCGCTTAATACGCTGCTAAACTTCCGACCTAACCCCTATCAATCAACACAAGAATTTCGACAAGCAATTTTTACAGACTTGATCTTGGAAGGTAATGTATTCATACATTATGATGGTGCATTTATGTACCACTTACCAGCAGGTTCGGTAGAGATTATAACTGATACCAAAACGTTTATCCGCGGATATCGTTATAACGGTGTAGTTGAGTTTAAAGAAGCTGAGGTATTTCACTTTCGTGATTTAAACTCGCACTCAATCTATCGTGGCGCAAGTCGCCTTGAAGCAGCTCAACGAAGCATTGCTACACTATATGCAATGAAAGAATTTCAAGAGAACTTCTTTGAGAACGGTGCTGTGTTCGGATTAGTTTTAACAAGTGAAAATACTCTTTCACAAGTTGCAAAAGAAAAAACAATTCAATATTGGTTACAAAAATACTCAACTAAACAAGGCGGCAAGCGTCCAGTTATTTTGGACTCAGGATTGAAGCCTGCACAAGTATCAAATCAAAACTTTAAAGACATGGATTTTGACCAGTCTATTAAAACACACAATGAATTAATTATGCAATGTATTGGCATCCCACCTATTTTATTAGCTGGTGGAAACAATGCTAACATTTCGCCTAATTTACGTTTATTTTACTTAGAAACAGTAATGCCAGTAGTTCGTAAATTCGTATCTTCACTAGAGCGATATTACGGTTATGACGTAGAAGCAGTTACAAGTTCAGTAAGCGCAATGCAACCAGAATTAAAAGATATTGCTGCCTATCATTCGACCCTAGTCAATGCAGGTATCATTACAGCTAATGAAGCAAGAAAAGAGTTACGTTATGAGCCAATTACTGGCAATGACGAAATAAGAATACCCGCCAACATTGCGGGTTCGGCTGCTGATCCGTCGAAAGGTGGAAGACCCACAGATAATCAGCAATAAAGGGGTAATATGGTAGATAAAAGTAAAGTACTGTTTTTAAACAGTTCATTTATCAAGAGTACTGCCACCGACGGGAAAACAGCTAGTATAACAATTGAAGGGTACGCAAGTACTACAGATATTGATAGA